TATCCTCTACAAGCCCAGCCAGCACAACCTGTTCCTCTTTAGGCTTGAGTGTCTTCGAAGACACTAGCTCAGACAATTCGTCTTTTATTGACTTGATATTTTCAGAGTACACCTCTCTTCTGTTCGGTGTTGATGAAAGCTCTTCCCTAGCGGCAATTAATTGCATCATTCTGCTAGCAACCTTCGGGGATTTTGATGTTACTTGATATCCAGCTAGTTCATTTACGTCTCTTCTTAATCCGACGTTTTCTTGAATCCTTTGATTCTGCTCTGGAGTTATTTTTCCGAGCTTCTCCATGTTGTTTGCCCAAGATGTAATCCGACTGTCAGACGACGACTCGTTAGCCATCTTGTCTATGCTCATTAGGTCATACGCTATCTCAACATCGTTGTTGTTCTTAGCGTCCATAGCCATATTGATGACACCCATTGCTGTGTTATTACCAAACGCACCAAGAGCTTCAGCCATTATCTCCTTTCCATCTAGTTCTTGACCAGCTGCAATCATGGCAACCATCTCGCCAACAGCCTCCATAGCTGGGTCAAACAAAACCCGCTCGGTAGCAAAAGCTGTTGCCTTTGCTGTTTTAGTGGCAACACTTCCAGTCTTAAACACGCGCCCCGCTAATCCTCCTGACAAATAATCTATAGCTCCAATTGCTATACCCCTTGTAAGACCTATCTCTCTTCCTTCGTCCCACACTGATTGATTCATTAACGCCTCTTCGACAGACTTAGGGTCTGATATGTCGAACCCTTGGTTCTTCATTGCGTCCATGACAGCGTTAGAGTACTCCATAGCCAATGAGGTTGCAGCCCACCCAGTTCTAGCTCCATACCCCCCACCTGTGATAGCCGCTGGTATTGCCCCAATTCCTGCACCACCTACAGCCCCTACAGCAGCACCTGTAGCAGTACCCGTAGCGATAGCCGCTGGTATTATTTTAAGACCGTATGGCATCATCTGAGACATTGACTCAGCGGCTAGCCCCATAGCTAGTTCAAAAGGGTCGTCTTTTAACGTTTCCCAAACCTCTCTAAATCCCCTGTCTGAATGGAATCTTTGCTGAACTCGGTTTGTTTCACCCGTGTTAGCTCTATTCATGTACTCAACGAATGCTGTAGCTACCTCCGCTGTGGATTTTTCATCACCACCATCAAGACCTACAGCCATACTGAGTATCTCTTCCGCTGCTTGACCTCTATTCCAACCCGAAACTAACGCATTACTGAATGCTGCTGCATTATCAACTAACTTTCCTCTTAGCTCCTTGTCGAATTTAGAGTCAAGGAATGTTTTTGATAATTCGTATCTATTTGCAGCTAACTGAGATAAGTTTCTTGCATCCTTGTACTCTGTTATTATTTGATTCATCTCATTTAATTCAGCCTCGTTCTTAGGCTCTATAGACATGAGACCAGCCACATCAACGCCAAATCTATCCATCGAGGATTTATTCAGTGCTTCATACGCTGACTTAGCAAAGTTATTTGCTTCAGCGGCTGATTTTGATTTTTGTTGAAGAATCTTATCTATATGTACGCTAAAGTCTTCTGACACCGTTCTGTATTCGTCGTCGTAGACTAAATCAAACCTCATGTCGTAATCTCCTTCCAGCTCCTTTACTTTCTTGTCTACCTTGCCTTGTAGTATCTCTCCAGATTCATAGTATTCCCCATATTCTTTACGCTCCTCCTCGGTTAAAACGGAGTACAGTGCGGGTGCTGATTCAAAGAAGTCCATATCGTCTCTAGACTCCATAAATATATTGTGCTGATTTTTGTATGCCGAGTAGTCCATACCTCTTTCGTTAAAGAAATTGTATGCCTCAGCGTCAACGTGGCTTATTTCTTTCCAAGAGCCTTCTGCGAATGTATCAGCCTCTTCTTTCGTTTCGAAAAACATAGCCTCCCCTCTCTCAAGAGCCTTGTCGTATGCATCAAGACCATTAAGTTCCATCCATGTTGATGGGCTTGAATTGTATTCTTCTGTTTTTGGAAACAACGTAGGGTAAACAGTATACCTGCCATCGACCTCTCCAGATTCTAGCAGTACAGTTGATTCTGTTCCGTCGCTGTTTATTCTAGATGCGCTTCTCATGTTGTATACACGAAGTGCCATGTCTACTTCATTGTCATTAATAACCTTAGACTTAGGTGTGGATAGGTTATTCTTGATAAACTCTTTTAACGCCTCCGCTTGAACTAAGTCCTCCCCGTCTCCAACAGGTCTCAAGTCTATTTCATGTTTTGTTCCATCAGCAGCCGTTACCTCTACTGCGTTACCCGCACCAACGGCTCTAAAAACAAATTTATATCTTCCGTATCTTTTGTTCAGCTCACGGGCTACTTGTGACTCAGTCTTGTTGATTAAGCTGCTATTGATTAACGATAGCTCATCCTTAAAAGACGCACTCTCTAAAAGATTGACTCTCTCTAGCTGCTCTTCATTATTTACACGTTCCATTTCTAACCTTTCGAGCTCAGCCTTCGCGTCAGCCTCTGGCTTTTCTTTCTTTATTAAACCCTCAGTGTGCTGCCTGTCGATGCTTCTTTGCATTTTTCTCGCGCTCAACGCTTCCTTATCTCCAGCCTCCATTTCTAGGGGAAGAGTAGGGTCATCAAATGGATGGATATAATCTTCTGAACGCATATCTCTAGGCATCAACTCAGAACCTGATTGAGACATACTAAGCTCGCTCTTTTTGGATGCCGTGTACCTAGCGTCAGCTAAATCTTGCTGTGTCGCATTTTCGATTTGACTCTCCGTAGGGTGCATCCCTAGGTTTTTTGAGAATCTATTTGGCGTGTAGAGGGGGTCTTCTGTGTCTCTAGGGGTGTATGAGTTTATTGCACTTAACTGAGAGGCAATGTCATTCGTTGACAAGGGGGTAGAGGCTTCTTGAGAAATTGACATTGACTCCACAGAAGGTGGAGATAGAGGCGTTCTTTCAGATTTTGACAGCACCAAACCACCATCTTCCAATGGAGATTCCGTAGTATCTTTTTTTTTTACATCCTCCGCTTGAGCACCTCCTAGGTTGAATTCTGGGAATTTTGCGTTAACAACAGCGTAGTTATAATTTTCAGCCTCGGCTGTAGCTACGTAATCCTTCAGCAGCTGAACATCGTATGATGCCAGCTCTGGAAATTTAGGCATTACAACGTCCCAATTATAGTTGTTGCTTTGAGCCGTAGCTATTAGGTCTTTTAGAATCTGTTCGTCCATTTCTTATATTATCTTATCTTGATTCCCCACCAGTTGTATTAGGTATTGCCGCTTCTCCTCTTCTGTTCTGCGTTACCAGTCCTTTCTGCTCAATCGTAGCTCTGGATGTAGCTAGCTCAGCAATTTTATTCTTGTAGAGTTCTCTCTTGGCGTCAGTAAGCCCTTCTAGGTCTAGTTTTAAGAGCAGATTGTCATCTGAGTCCATAATCTTTAATAAATCAGTCCCGTCTGTTGGTGCTATAACCTTAACACCCCCAAGCCCCTCAATAGCACCTATATATGCACTAATCGCATCTCGTGCTTCATCCTCGTCGCTTGATATCTCCAAGTCAGCTAACCTCGATAGTATTGCTTTTTTAAACGCATTATCTATAGCTTCAGTCTCTACAATCGAACCTGCGGACTCAACATCATCACCAACCACCGATAATGGTCTATCTTCATCATTATCATCACCGCCACCACGCCTCAGTGTTGCTTCGATATCATAAACCTGAGCATCCTCAGGCAGGAAGAAATTTGTGTTACCAACAGTCCAACTTCTTGCATCTCCCGCATCTGAAAGACTCAGCGTTTCTATTCTGTCGTCACTATATGTGACCTCAACAGCATCATCAGTACGTCTTATGTGCGTTATATCAGGGTTTATACTTCTCAAGAAGCTTATGGCTGTATTTATCTCAGTTGGACTACCATCATACAATGCCCTAACATTTGTAACCATCTTACCTTCGTTCTCTTCCTGCGCCCTTCTTTCTCTAGCTGTTTGTTGCCATTTTTGTGGGTTATTATAATCACTCATCCCTTGAGTCTTTGTGCTCTTGTTTATCTTGCTTCGTATTGACGTAGCTATCTTCTTTCTTACGTCTTCTTCTTGCTCATCATTGAATTCAGGGACAGGTCTTCCTTGACCATCATCATTTAACAGTATCAAACTGCTGTCGTTCTTAGCTTTCTCAGCATCATAAGTGTAGGCATACTTAGAGCCATCACTTGTTCTAGTGACATAATCAGTAAGCATTGACGATACGTTGTAATCATTTGACATCTGAGCCGTAATCCAAGCTTGCTCAGATTCAAAGTAGTAATTAACCGTCTCGGCTTGCGACGGGTCTAGTTTCAATGCTATAAGCTGCTCCTTGGTCATTGTTTTAGCCATAGGGTCTGAAAGAATCTCAAGCAGACCTGCCTTTTGTGAGCTTCCTAGGGTTCTGGTGACTTCTTCCCAATTTCCCTGAGATGCAACAAAACTAGAAGTTTCATTCTCTAGTTGATATTTGTTGAATTTCCCTAGAATATTTCCTTTTAGTGAACTAACTGAACGCATATTGTCTGGGCTTGTGTCCAGCTCCATTACGCCCGACTTCTCATTTTTCTTTTTGAAAGCAGCCATAACCTGACCGTTACGAGGATTAATGAATGCTTCTGAGCGGTTGAAGTCACCAAACCCCTCAACGTTCTCCATGAGCCAAGTCTCAAGATACTGAGACGCCTTGGCTGGGTCTGCCTCATTCATCCGTTCCATCTTTGTTGCGTACTCGTCTTGGTAGTATTGCATTAAGTCAAATGCATCATCTGTTCCGTCCACTAGGTTCTGTCTCATTATAGTATAATCAGACGGGTCTAGCTGACCAGACTTGAGAAGCTTCTCTTGCATAAGCATCACCTCTTGTGCTGAAGCACCAAAATTTAAGCCCCACTGCCTTATCGTCGTAGAAGTGCCATGCGGCTGACTGTCGAGATTATTTTGATATTTTCTAGTTGCCTCGTCAATAGCAGCCTTCTTCTTCTCCCTAGATTCAGCCTCACTCTGTAGCGTCTCGCTAAAGTTCTTACCAACCTCAGCCCAATTTATTTGCGCTTGCTGGTCTCGCTCCTGATATTTGTAATAAGTCTCAGCCATTATTGATTAGATTGGAAGGTTTGATACGCTGCGAAAGGGTCTTGATACGCATCGGTGTATGCTGGATTGTAAAACAAACCTTCTCGTTGTTTAGTGCTTAAGTTTCTTTTGAAGTTTTTAAACTGTTGATTGTTCATATTGTTATAATCCAACAAGCCGATTGTCTGCCCATCAAAACTTCCACCTTTAACAGTCTCCATTGCGGTGTCGCCTAATGCTTTATTACCTATAATTGAACCAATCGCTGCCCTTTGAGCACCTAAGTCTTTTTGATATAGTGGGGCAAACTGAATAGCCTGACCAACCATGCTTCCGATGCCTTGGATACCTTGCTGGGTAGCCATCGCTCTGTTCTCGTCAGCCCTCGCTGCTGCCATCTGAGCACCCTCAACCTCTTGAAGGTCAAGTTGAACATCTAAGTCTCTTAGTCTTGAGTCCTCCTCAAGTTGTGAAGCCTCAAGGTTGTACATATCTTTCGCCATCTGAGCTCTTGAGACTGCCTGACCTTTTTGATTCGCATCTAGAACCCTACCAGCGACAGCCCCTGCGCCTCTTGATTCACCCTCAGCACCAGCCTGAACAGCCTGTGCGCTGGCGTTAAGCATAGCTAACCTCTCCTGCTCGTATGCCTCCATAGGAAGTGATAGCGCGTCAAGATAGTTTACGTCAAGCTTTTTTCTCGCTTCAGCCATACGCTCCGAAGCTTTCTCCTGAGCATCTTCCATTGCTTGTTTTTGCTTTGAAGCTTGAGCGAACGACATACCAGTTGTTATGGCTGTTGATGCCAGTGCTCCTGCTGCCGCTACAGTTGTAAATGCTGCCATCTTATAGTCTTTTAATCATTTCCATGTTGTACTTATCCCCTTTAACGTATCCAACGTCCTCGTATCTCTTCATGAGACCTTCATGTTTAAGAAGAGCATAAACGAACTTACACCCGCTTAATTCACAAGCATTAGTCAGTGATAGTATCAGGAGTGTAAGAGATTGTTTCCTACCCTCCTTGTCGGTGTACGACTTGTTTGATACAATCCAATCCACCCAAGCCACCTTAGAGTTTGTTACGTATATAAAACCTGCACAAACTGGAGTCTCACCGTCGTAAACAATAAATCCACCAGTTCCGTCGTCTGGAAGAAAATCCCTCTCAGGAGCTTCCCAAGACCAATCCTTCCACCAGCCAACTAGCGTTTCATTATAATCATCAGAATTAAGAGACCTTATATTTAGTTCCATACGTATACAAAGATACTAAAATCAAGGATAAGACTTCATCACGTCTGACTGAACAGCGAATAACTCAACCTGCTCTGTGCTTGAGTTTGTTATGACGAACCTTCCGTAGTGACCAAGTATGCCATGAGACTCAGCGATTGCGCTCTTTATATAGAAGAAGTACTCAATTCCAGACGGAGGCAAGTTTCCAACTGTAGTATCAACAACCAGTTGATTCAGACCGTTTGGAAGGTTGATGTTAATGGCTGTTACCTGACCGCAGTAAGTTGGTGCTGGGAATCCGAAGTACAGATTGTCACCAACGCTGATTATACCGCCAACCTGAACCGCTATATTGAAGTTTATCAATACCGCTGTCGGTGTTGTTGTGTCAACGGTGCTGCTTGTTGATATGCCATTCACAGACCTAAGAACATACTCATCATCTCCAGCTGGTGTTTCACCGCTATTCCTCATGAAAGCGAACCACACCTGCTCCTTCTTCTCAAACCAAGCCTCGTCAATAGTGCCTGATGTCTGAACGTCAGACGTCATTGTAAGCGACCAAGCGTTAGTACCTTGTATTGCAATTGTCTTGAATAGCTTGTTGTCAATTGGGCTTTCATTGAACACACTCGTCAAAGAGCTACCGTATTGAATACCGTAGAAATTATTCCTCAAATTATTGACGTTATGCCTGAATAAATCCCCACCCTTAAAAGTGTAAAAATAGTTATTCATGCCAATCATAAAGTCAGGGATGAAGGAGTAGAAGCTAGTCCACCCCTTAACCCTTTTACCCTCGTATGTAAGTGTATATTCAGCCATGTCCTTGTTTTAACAACCTCCCACAGATACAATCACACCGCTTTGTATTTGTGCAACTCTATTGACGCCAAAGTTAATGTATCCGTCGGGAGTGTAATTCGCCCCGTCCTCGTCAGTAAATATGAAATCGTGCTGTTCAGGGAATACATCTACCCCATTAACCTTCACGATGTAGTAAGTCTTTGTTTGCGAGTCAGCGCAAGCATCTACAGCCGTTACGTGTGGTGGTGTTCCCGAAAAACCTACCAGCTTTGTCGGACACCCCGCTACAAATGAAAAATCTTGTTTATCGCCATAACACGGAACTGCTATTTGGATAACTAAGTTTGATGGTGATGTAGCCGTTTTAGGTATCACGATATGGCATATAGACGGGTTATCAACAGTCGTTTCTACGTCTGTCGGGTCTAATATCACATTCTCATTTACTCCAGAATCAATAAACTCATCCCCGCTGAATTGATACTTGTCAAGAATGTATCCAGTTGGGGCTGCTATGTTCGAACATGTTGAGGCTGTTCTTCCCATTATGGTAAAGTTACCTGCCGTTCCGCTCTCAAGAAGACCATATACGGGTGATGAGAACTTGTTGTAATACACACCATCATACAGAACCCTCATCCCTTTTGGGATATCCTCAGGATTTAGCTCTATTGTTATAGCTCCAATTGTAGACCCCGCATTAACCTCAACTTCGTAATACCCCTTGCTCTTGTTCGTGAAGGAGAACTTAGGTACTGGGCACGCACTGATACATATCGGACAGTTTGAGGCTGGTGATAATACGCACCCTACCTGCTCCCGAACTATCCCATCAGCGGCATACCATCCGTCCGCTGAGCAAGTCGTTAAATCTGAGTCGTCAAACACAGCTGTTGATGTGGCTAGTGATGAACCGTTTAAAAAAAATGTAGGCATCTATTTTATTTTAAAAGCATCTGCAACATGCATCATCAGCATTTGTTGCATTGTAGCAAAGGTTAGTAGTAGTGTTCTTTTTTCTGTAGTCGTAGATAATGTAAAGGTGCAGAGCACTCGTCAATGGCATTGAGAAGTCTCCATAGTTTGCGTCTCCGCTATTCACGATAGGCGTTATGTCGGTAGAAGCTGCTAGCAAAGCACTAATGTCGGTTTGATTGTTCTCGTAAAGCACATTCGAGTAGAACCACCTTAGGTTGTCACCGCTATTAAAGTTGTAGTTGTCGTTTGCTATCTTGTTTGAGAATACCCTAACGGTAGACCCATAAGGAGGAATGACACCTTCTCCCATAAAACCAGTTGTCACTTGGTATTGTGAAACAATAGGATTCAATGGCTCGTTATCAAATTGGATTTGATTTGACTGAGTAGGTGAATTGTATACGCCCTCCATAAACATGAACTCGTTATGTATCAACTTACCAGAATTATCCAAGTTTGTCACACACACCTCAATAACACTAATCCCCAACCCTCTAGGGCATCCAACAACAACCTCAAGAGTGGTGTCTTCTTGAGCTAATATACTCACTTCAACCGTAGTAGGTCTTGATGAGTTTTTATTAAACGTAAGAGTGCCAGATGTTGTCACCACGCCCGTCTGATAAGTATTACCATCCCATACCGCTGTGACATTCACAGAGCCATCAGGTATAAAGCTGTAGTCGATATCGACGCTACCTATAGCCTCGCCAATATTAACAGTGTAGGTAAGCACAGAGCCAGACTCTATGAAGTATGTCTGAATAGACCCGCAATTTAGATTCACTTGATTTACTGGCAACTCCTTATCATTTGACGATAGAACGTACTCATTTGTATAGGGGTCATACCCTCCAAGCTTCTGAGTATTGAAGGAGTCTATGGCTAAGTCTCTAAACCATGTCTTCATTCCTGTGTCCGAGACCAACTCTAATGACTGACCTTGCCCGTTCCCAGTAAGTTTAATCACAGCCCCTCTTTTCATGTCGGTAAAGAAAAACGACTCACCCCACTTAATAAAACTTTCAGGGTTTTCCGAAATACCGTACTCTTCCTCTCTTGCAATCTGTTGACCAAGAACCTCAGGCACTGATGTTAAAGTCCCACCTCCAGACGAGTCTGATAATAGGTTTTTTCCAGCTAAAACGTAGGATATCTTGTCCTCTTGAATAACTAGGATATCTGTCTTCCTTCCCTGCAAAACCTGAGTAGCACCAAATGACTGCTCAAGTGGCTTGAAGTTAAGCAATCCTAGATTAAACTCGTTCAGCTTGTTCACGTTTGACTCTTGGTTATAGACACCGCTATATGTGATGTCTGCAAACCTATGAACCTCCCTGTAGTCTTTACCTGCGGTTTGGGTTGCCCTGTTTCCTAAATTGAATATCTTACCAGCAACAGAGTCACGAACCCTGTAGCTTTCAACTCCATTACCGAAAGCGAAGCAGTTAAAGAAGCTGGTGTCAATTATCGCTGGTTGCCCGATGCCGATGTTCTGGTCTTGAACATTTCCCATGTGCTGACCATTAGAATCTATATCAAAGCACTCATCTGACTCGTAAAACAGGTCTGGAATTGAGTCTAATGGTTCTGTCTCAAAAACAACAGTGCTATCATATCTATTCACAGTGAACTTACATGATATGTAAGATTGATTGTTTGAACCAAAACCCTGAACACCCCTTATCAGTAAGTACAATTGACCGTCGCCAGCACCAATTCTAGCAAACTGCATCCATATAATATTTGGTTGAGCATTTATCACTGGTGCAGTGGTAAAAAGACTAGTAGCTACAGTGGGGTCAAAAAAGATTGTAGGTGAAAGTGCTGAGTCAGTTAGGTTTAGACCTTGCTGCATTTGAGTGTCCACGTTGTCACCAACAAACCAATCATACATATTGTTATAATTGGATGTAGATGTCAAAAACTTTTTTATCAAGTAATCAACATTCCAACTTGAGTCGTCAGGGTATCCACCCCTATTAAACGATATTTCAAAATCTATTTTTGCACCTGTTGGTACTGTAAAATCAGTCCCAAAACCAGCCGTGTAATTCATCGGTTGATTGACCTGTGGAAAGTTAGGTGTGGGGTTGTTTGGGCTACTAACCTTGTTTATTAATGTGTAGTCAACGACCCCTTGCTCAAACTCGATTAGGCTTAACGAGCCTGTCTTGACTTTCATGTAAACACCCTGAGGCACTTCACTAGATAAAAACCCAGCCTCCTTTGCCTCCTTCTCTAGCACCGTAACCGTTTTGCAAGAGCCAACTCTGCCATCGCTATCTTTCTTTACTATAAGTCTATCCCCCACGTCAACCTTAGCGGCATTCTCCCCCTGAAGAAGAAAGTACACATCATTCCCGTCGCTGCTTCTAACAAACGTGTTTGACATCACTGTCTGGTAGCCGTCCCTATCTGGCTTTATTCCAAATTTATACGTTTTAGCCCAAGAAGGGGCTATCTGAGTGGTGGGTATTGTTATTCTGGCTTGGTTTTTTAGGTCGCTATTTTCGCATGGCACGTATATCGTGTTCGAAGGGCTTACTAAATCAGTTGTAGCTCTTTTGAACTCGTCCATGTACACTATACTCATCTCGTAACCCCTGTTACTGTGAAGGCTTCGTACTGATGATGGGGTTGTAAAAATACAGTTTATCTCGGTTGCCGACATGTATGAATAAACATTAAACGCAGGTAAGGCGACATTGTCAACCCATCTCATCGCAGGAAACTGAAAACTAATTTCTGTGTCTCCGATGCTTGACACTATCTCTATCGGTTCTTGACCTGAACCTATGCCTGACTCATACTTCGCATAGACACCGAGGGTTTCTTGAAACGCACAGTTAAAAAGGTCTGTGAATGTGTTTCCATCACAAGACGTAGGGTTTATTGCGTCATAAACTGGGAGTATGTTTAAGCTTGTTCCCACCGCGTCTAAAAACTGCTGGCTTGTAGCTAGGTCATAAACAGAGCTATAATCCTGAGGAAGAGTGAAAATAAAGGTTCTAGCAAAGCTACTGACTGAGGCTGGTGCTGGAGTAGGAGTCGATATCGGGTCTAGAGTAAAAGCAGTTGTGTTTGAAAACGTGAACTCAAAAGAGATAATGCTACCCTCCTTCAGGTCAGCACCGTCTAAATCAAATGTAGATACCGAATTAAAAACGGACACAGCCCCTCCGAAAGTGTAGTCACCAGTAGAGGTTGAGCTAGGTATTGATAATGTCTGAACCTTAGAGGATACTAGGCTAGCAATATACGTTATGCGTGTCTCGTTCCCGCTTATATCTATCAGGTTATTCCCCTCTACGTAATTACTGTAATGTATCCTATTCCCCATTAATGTCTGAGCAACGGCTGTTCTTGGCACGTTATCATAGAGTCTTAATATTTCAGAGTCTGGAAGGATTGTGGCTATCTTACTATTCGTAAACGAAAACGTGTAATCTGAGTTGTCTGGAATGCCTAAAATATCCTTGTCCAGTCTTTCGATAACTCTAATTATAGAATTGTCAGCCTCCTTAAATAGGAGGTCTATCCCAACGACTAGATTGTTGCCCGTCTTAACGGTTACCTCAGCCATGTTGAACAGATTGACCATCCCTTCATTTAAGAAGTTGTCATTACTAAAGTCAAACACGGACGGAGTAAACGCAGGTGCTGAGAACTGCGATGTGGCTGAATACTCATTATTTGCATACCTCCACCTATACCCAAAACAAATGTATCTCTCAGACAAGAAGTCTTGGTCTTGGTCTGTCTGAGACAACCCAACCGACGGTGATGTGTTTGGCGGCTTTCTGATTACTAAAACCTCCTCTGCCGTGAACCCGTCAACCGAAGCCACTGGAGCACCATACGTGTGCTCTACGTCAATTCGTCTCGGCTGATTAAAAGCGTCAGTAAAGAACAGAAGGTTCTCAACCATATTGATGCTGTTGACTAAATACTGAGGGTTAAAGTTTAACGTAGTGTCAGCTCCATCACCATCATCAATGCTTATTACGTGATAGATTATTGTTGAGCTCACTGTATTGTATGACACTATAAGGTCTAGCTTACCCGTCGGAGATGACACAAATGACGGGTCATGAATCATCCAATAGATTGTTTCCCTAGCACCGTCCTCGAATGCGCCTATGCATAATGCATCATCGCTGAGCTGATTGCCTTCATATTGAATGGCTGTAAGCTGAACATTGCCTTTTGCATTCTCGACTACACCAGCGTCATCATTCTCTGTAGAACCCATTCGGATATTCAGGGCGTCGATGTACTCACCATTAGGCACAATTCGCTCATCAAGCTCCTTGTTCATCTTGCCCCTTACAAAATTACGTGTAGTCTTTGCCATATTACTTAATCCACTTGTCCTGCCCTCGCATGTTCATAAGCAACCTGCCAGCGTGTATGTTTGAAATTCTTATTTTGGCATTCATCAATAACGCCCTGCGCTTCTTTTGAGCACGTCTAACAACATACTCTTGCACGCCAGCCATCCTGTCTAAAATCTCGTACTCAATACTTGCGTAAACGTAATCCTCAAACATCTTATTCACAGACACCTTTGAGTCGTCACCGTTCTCCATTCCATCTGAAACATACTCAACAACCATAGAGCTACCGCTCTTAGCCGAACTGAAGTTGATAACGCCTGATTTTTTATCTATCGTAAATGTAGGATTGGCGTTTGCTGTTTCTGTGTTGAGACCAAATGCGGTGTCAAAATACCACGTCTCGTCAATTAGGTATCCGTACATACCATCAAACTGATGCCCCTCGTTTAGGTATAAGCTTCTTGCGCTTCCGTTTATCCTGTCAAGGTCTACGTTTGAAAACTCTGGGCTAAGTGCCTCACCGTTCTCATCAAATAATATTCTCGCATCGTTGTCCTGAAGGTAAGCCTTTGCGTAGTTTGTCTGAATGTTTTCAGATAACGGGTACAGAAGACCGTTCTTGTACTCAGAGACCCGAATCCAATTCACGTAATCGGACGGAAGCACAAACCTTATGGTGTCATCTAACGTAAGCTGAAGAACCTTTGTCTCCTTGAATGCATCGTAGTTTAGCTCTTGTATAGCTCTTTTTGCGTGAAATCTAACCCGATACCTTTGTTCGTTATTGATGAGGCTATTGTTCCCCATATTCATCAACATGAAGTTGTTGACAATGTCATTCAGCGGTACATACTGATAAGAACCCCAATTCTCACTCTCAGGGTTCTGACCGTTATTTTCGTAGTAGTTGTACTGAGTTAAGTATGCCATTATGATGTCTGTTGATTTTCTTTACTCTCTTCCGTGCTCGAAAACTGATATACATCAGCCTCGCGTATCATCACCCCCGCGTAGCCACAAATCTTAATTATTAGGCTCACCTCGTCGTCGAGAGGCAACTCAAAGTCTTGATAATCAGACTGAGATTGGTTAAACATTGGTTCTCCGTTTGTCAGCGAAACAAATGTCCACTTGGGGTCTTTCGGGTATCTGTAGTACTGAGCCAACACCCTTCCTATGCTATTAATATCTAATGGGTATGCCGTAAGCAGAAGCTCCTCCTCTGTGTAGGCAGGGTACGACATAACTGGTGCTGTGAGATTAGAGTTCACTAACATTGTTATCTTGCTATTCGAAACCCTCTCAGACTCCTTTAAAGACTCTGTATTGAATATTGAATAGGATAGCCCCGCAACATCAAAGAAAGCCCCTGTGACCGTTATCTGAGTCGCTGAGTCCACCGATACCACTTCTACATATTGAACGCCCCCGTTCTCAACAGCAACTAGGTCACCAATAGAAACTCCACTGACAAAGAAATCTTGAGTAATATCTATGATTAGGTTAAGACCAGCGTCAAAAGCGGTAGTCTCTCCTTCGAGCAGTAGGTCTTGGTAGATTAAAACTTTATTGATTAGGTAGTAATCGCTACCAGTAGTGGTTGGTGACGGTAGGAAGTACTTGTTTCTGAAGCTGTTATTCAACCCTTTTGTTACGGAAAATAAGTCAATAGCTTCCTCGATGCCTTTTAGTATATCAGCAATACCCGTCCCCGCACCTCTATTTGGCTGTAGAAGCCTAGAGTTCTGCTTGTTGACTTGATTGTTGTACTCATAAAAATAACTATCAAAAATCTCCATCTGAGCTTGCTTTGCAAAAAGATTGAAGTCAGAGGGAGATAGATATCCGTAGTTGTTCTTATTCAGCACAGATAGAACCGTATTCCTTACTGTGTTAATCATCGAGATATTTTAAACAAAGATAAGCAAAAAAAAGAGGGACTATTGCCCCTCTCTTTCTCCTGTAGTAGTAATCAAGTTATTTTTTATCCAAAAGCCCCTCAAGCATTTTGAGCTCATCAATCCCGTCATCACTCTTTAAGTACTTTGCGACCTCCACATTAGGGTCGGCATTGAATGGTAACGACATCATCTTCTTCTTATTGGTTGGCGTGTAGAACCAAACCTCAGTATTCTCTTTTCTGAAGGACAGATACCCCTCATCAAAGAACTGCTGAATCTTGGCGTTGTATGTCAACTCTGGGTCTTCCAATGAATCTAGGAGTGCCTTCGGGTTGTTTTTAGCGAAGATGATTACATCTCGTCTTAGCTCCTTGCTGCTCAAACCTTTCATGTTCTTGCCAAATATCACACGACCCACTCTTTCTAACTGCGTCACATCAAGACTTCTTGCTTTGTGAGTAGCTTCGATTTCTAAGTCTAGAGCTTCTAGTTGTTCGGAAGCATCCTTTTGCTTGTCAACCTCAACAAACTTAGCCCCCTTGAGTGGGTGGTAATGAAGAAACTCTTGAAGAACCTGATTCTCCTTTGGTACTCGAAGAAACCCATCAATAAAAATTACTGGCTCAAGAATTACGTTCCCGTCCTGCTCGTCTTCAAATGGTGTCTTCTGGTTTCTGGCGTAACGAAGAACTCTATTCTCTCCCTTTTCCGAATCCCAGTACATTAAGGGGTGGTTAGGTTTGTTCTTTGTCGGTAATGTGTACGAAAGAGGCGAAATACCTCTCTTTAGCTTGTAGGACTTGTCTACAAAAATTCTTTTTTCTCCCATTTTATTGTGATTTTATTATGATTTAAAAGAAGGGAGTGTCCTCGAAGACACTCCCCTTTATTGTTACGTCTATCTTACGATTCGAAGATGAAGAAGTTGTTCGCTCCAAGCGTACAAACAGCTCTCTCAGAAAGGAAGTTCACTTCCATTGCATCAAGGTCGCTATTGGTCGCTCCTCCAGCAGAACCAGTAATCCACGTCTTGTAACGACGGTTCTCAGTCTGCGACGCTCGGTAGCGGACGTGTAGGAATGGACGCTTAGCGTTCTTTCCGAGAACTTGGTCATATACAGTTGTAGAACCAGCTGGCACTAACAATCCGTCAATCTTGCCAGACCCTGCGGTTGTATCCATGCCTCCACGCATAGTCGGGTCGTTCAGGTACTTCCAATCAGTCTTGTAGAAGTCGTACCCTCTTCGGAATCCTGAGAAACCAAGTGTGAGTGCCATCTCTACATCGTTATCAAACAATCCGAATGACGCTGAGTTAGATGAGCCTCCTGAAACATAACCGTTAAGAGTAGCCAACATATTGTCTACATCAAAACTAAATGCTCGGTCAAGGAAGATTGCGTTCTCCTCGATAGCCCCTTGCTTGTCAAGTCGAGATACAATTGTGTCCCATTCAACAAGCGTGTCAGGGTGACCACCACCCCAAACATTACCTCGGTTTCCTACAACGTAGAATACACCTTCAGAACCCTTGTCTCCAACTTGGTCGTTGGTTGCTTGTGTCGCCACACCAGATGCTGCTTCCGCTGGAACAGCCTCAGTCATTGACGTCTCTAAGTAGTCATCGAATCGAAGACGAGTCTCTGATTCTGACTTCAAGTACCATAGGTATCCTGAAGCTCCGTTCTCGGTTGTTACTTCAACCCATCCCATCTGAGCCATGTCTGAGCCATTGACTGAGTACTTGTCCTTAAGGATGATTGGAGAGTTCTCGAAAATCAAGTCATCCGCTTCAAGCGACCCCTGCATTCCGTTTGTCCCCTTCTTGAATTCAGAACCGTAAACGAATACGCTTACATCAGCATTTGCTACCCCTGTTCCTGTAGTCGCTAAACCACCTGCCTCGTAGAACGCTACGGTGAACTGGTCGTTCGATACGTCAACTGCGGTAACAATAGCCTTGTTAGAGCCAGAGCCGTCGTTCTGAGTAACCATAATTGTTTGACCTGCACGAACGGCAATACCGTTACTTGCAGTAAACGCTGGGTTACCCGTGTCATTCACTTGGAATACAGCAGTGTTATCGGTTGCGTTTGCTAACGTTCCTACTGAAATATACTTTGTGTGGAGTCGACCCTGCTCAGCCCATTTAATAAGGTCTGAGGTTGACGGTAACTCCGCTCCTACCATTCTAAGGAAGGATGATACGCTACGATTCCCATATCGCTCAAACTCCTTCTCGTAAGTATCTGGAAGATACTGATTCAAGAAGTCGAAATTGGTGATATAGTTAGTAGCCGTTGGTACTTGTTGAGCACTTGGCTGCAAGTCGTACGTTGGTGAGGCTTCTACTGCCATTTTTCTGTCTTTTTATGTTCGTTAATTCTTCTTTCGGCTCTTAATAACAAGTCCTTTGCTCGAGCCAGTGCTTACGGACTTAATTGTTTGCCCCCCAACCTTTCTTACCTCAGGTGCTCTCTGCTCAGACATACTAACATTCTTGAGCTTTCGCATTGAGTTGTCGGCTTGAGATGATTGCCCTTGTTCATAAAAGAACCGAGCAAACTTCTCTGGATTCATGGCTACAGATAGTGCTTTATGGTATCCTCCAGCGTCCTTCATTAAGCCATTCTCATCAAGGAACTTCCCTAGGAAATTCTGTGCGTCTGATTGGCTCTTCTTCAGTTCTGCTGCGTCTCCAGCTGAGAACGTAACCGTCTTGTCATCGTCAACTTTGAACTCAAAACCTTTGAACTCATTCCCGAAAACCTTGTCGGTCTGCTCCAAGAAAACTTCTTTTCTTCGCTTTGCTTTCTCCTCAAAGGATTTAGCACCATCTATATACTCATCGTAGGCTTTAAGTTTTTGAGAAACCTCTTCAGAAACACCAGTACCACCTGACTCAAGTGGGGCTTTGTACTTCTCCTTCTGCTCCTCGAAATGCTTTCTAGCCTTCGAAACAATTTTCTTCTTCTTAATCTTAATCTTCTTAATGTCGCTTTCGTCATCAATATCCTCGTCGTAGTCGTAGTCAGTCATTAAGGTGTCCACGTCTTCGTTATCAAGTCCTTCTTCGGTATCTAGGAGGTACTCTCTAAGTAGCGAATCGTCATCAAGACCTTCAATACTTCTGTTCAGCTTAGCAAAGTCGTTCCATCCTCGTCCCGTTTCTTTCTTAAACTTCATATAAGCCGCCACATCTTCTGGCAGCTCAGCCCCCTGCTCTGGCTCTTTGAACAGGCTATCAATAGAGTCTACGTCCTTGCCGTATTTTTCTTTCAGGTATGAGAGAACTTGGTCATCTCCAAATTCATTGCTCTCATCGACTTCATCGACTTCATCGACTTCATCGCTAGCTTCTCTTGCTAATCTTTCCGCTTCTTGCTTCTCTAAAAGACTTTCCTCTACCTCTTGAATTGATTTTTCATCAACACTAGAGACCTCTTTTACCTTAATTTCCATTGATTGTATTTTTTTACAAATTTAGAACTATTTTTTTTATACTTACCGAGGGTCGAACTCAGCTAGGTCGAAACCATCTAAGCTATCCTCGTTAGATTCAAAGTTTATCGGAGGAAGGTTGTTCTTTCTTTGGTTGATGAGCTTGCTTTGCTCCGTGCTCTGTTGACTAACCCTCTTATCTTTAGAGGCTTCCTTTTGCTCATCACGCTTTGAAATCATATCAGTCTCCATTCCTCTCAGCTGCATGTTCATTTGGAACTCCTCTTGCATAAGCTTAGATTTAAGAGCAGCCTCATTGTTCATCTTCTCAATGTCAAACGCCACCTCAGCTTGTTTCAGTTGCATCTTGCTCTGAGTCTCCATCTGAATCTTCTGCATTGCTATTTGAGCTGCCGCCTGTTGAGACTGCATATTGAGCTGAGCTTGCATTGCTTGCTGTTGAGCAGCCATCTCAGCCTCTCTATCCTGCTTAGCTTTTCTTTTCAGCTTAAGCAATTGGTTCGCCAGCTTGATGTTCCTTATCTCTCGGATATCAATAGCATCCTCGATGTCAATGTTTTCTTTTGACAACGCAACTTGAATGTTCTGTTCAAGAAGAGCCTTCTGCTCCTCATCTGGGGATATCTCAATAAATATCCCGAAGTCATACAAGTATAAGTCCTTAATCTCATTAAGGATACTCACGTTGTACTTGCCAATCTTATTGATGAAGTCATCCTTGAAGTCTGCATACTCAAGAACGTCGGAAATCCTGTAAGAAACAGCCTCAGACATTGACTTGTACATATATAGACCAGCGTCCAAAATGTGCCTTGTTGCTGTGTTTGAGTTTAACGCAGCAAGCTTCTGTAGACCAACTAGAGAATTCGAGTCTGGTGTGCTGGCGTCACTAGCATCATTCAAACCAATAACAGACCTCATTTGGTCTAGGTAGTGGTTAAACGCCCCTATGAGCATTGTCATCTTGGACGAGCCTGCGCTTGACGTAAGTTGCTGAATAGGAACTCTCCCATTGTTGAACTCACCATCTTGTGTATAGCTACGACCAATAACAGAACCTGT